ATGATTTTGATGATTCAATAGTAAAATCTAGCTTTAATGAAAAACCAACGTCACGCCTTGTTGAATACGTTAATAATCCTGTTACTTTTTACATTGATGATGATTTTGTAAAAAATTCAAGTTACATATACACGATATGTTCCATCGATGCTCATGGATTAACATCAGGTTATGGTCCTCAATATGAATTAAGTTTTGACATATTCAAAAACCAATTAACAAAAAAATTGATCAGTCACAGTGGTGCGCCCAAACAATATCCAAATTTGTACCTTGAAGGTGCAGGATTTGTTAATTCTGCGCACATAAACGGCTCATATACAAAAAGAATGTTTCTTTACTTTACGCCACAATTTTATCAAATTGAGGATGAACACAATAGGGCGCATCGTGTTTTGTCAACGAATCAATCAAATGGTTCTTACAAATTTCAGTTTATCAACGTTGACAATCAAAAGAGTGAAACATTGACCGTAAAAATCGATGATAGAATTAGAGCAACAAAACCAAAGCTATCTTTCCCATCATTTAGGTTCAATGTCCCAACGGGAAAAATAATATGACTTTACAGTCAACGTAAAAAAAATATGATTGTCCCAAAGTGGAGCATTAATTTAGTGTTTGATTATACGTAGCAATAAGCAATTTGTCTACAGGAACATGGTGATATATGGGATTTCTTGATCATTCAACAAATAATATCATTCTTGACGCAGTTTTGACTGACATTGGACGTCAATTCTTGGCTAAGAACGATGGTAGTTTTTCAATTCACAAGTTTGCTTTAGGCGATGATGAAGTTAACTACAGCATAATTCAGAAGTATGGAAGAGTTGTTGGAAGGGAAAAAATAGAAAAAAATACTCCTATTTTTGAGGCTCTCACAAATCAAGCACATTCTCAGAAATACAGGTTGATTAGTATTTCTAATCCCAATCTGCTTAGACTTCCATCTTTGTCATTGTCTGGTGATTCAAATATTAATTCAACTCAATCAACTGTTACGTTGGCGTCTAGACCTGGATCTGGTTCGTCTAAGGCAACGATCTCTCTGGAACAAACAATTGCAAATGAAACATCGATTGACGTTGAATTAAGAGATCAAGCATTTGTTATTGAAGTACCTAATCTTTTTTGTCAAATTGCAGGCAGCACACCTGAAAACATTGACGGTCAGCAAAGAGCAACGTATATTTTGGAACGTGAAAGCACGGAAAATGCTTATGGTGGTTCACTATTGAAATTTACTTTGACAGTAAAGTCTTTAACTAACGCACTATTCCAGGTTTATGGATATCCGGCAGCAACAAGAGAATACATCAAAACATATGTTAAAGTGACAGGTGTACAATCAGGTGCAGTTAAGGACATTACTGTAATCATCAACAAATAATTAGGAATTTTAACAACATGTCAATTTTTAAAGAGATTTTACCAAGTGACATCAAGACAGCACGTTCATTTTTAAATCAGCTGATCGATGTTCTGCAGGAAGACATTAGTGGATCTGCTTCACGTAGAAAGTATCAAGTCTTTGTTACGGGTGGAATCGGCCCGGGTGTAACAAGTTCTTTGTATCAAACAGTATATGATCAGGATTTTACTTTGCAGACTGCAAATCCTGTTTTTGATATGACGTTTGGAATTAGACCAGGAGGAACAACTACATTGACCAGTCAAGCTGGAACTGATGCATCAGGAAAGGAGTTGTTCCCGTCTTCTTCTTTGATGATGAGAGAGAAGCTTGACATTTATAGACAATTTTCTCAGGCATTATTGGGAGACGCATCGCAACAATTTAAGGCGCCAATAGACTCTACCAATAGTAGTGATATTATTGACGTAGGATTGTTTCTTTCATTCAAGAGATTGTTTGCAAGGGACCAAATCAAACGTGAAACTTTTGCAATGAGATTTTATCAATCAGCAAGTCATGTTAGCAACATCGGTGCTCGTAATGACGAACCACCTACAGTCGACTTACATGGTCATCCAAACCTATACTCTACTTCTTTGTCAGGCTCTGCAATCTATACAGACATCGGTGCTGCAAGTTTGAGACCCGTGACAGAAGGTGGACAGGTTGGTAATATCGTAGACAGCGCAAACACTAATAAGACAGTCGGACTTATGTTCTACGATAGAGGTGTTGCTGTTTTTGATCTTCAGAAGATAACATCAGGATCACAATTTGTATCTGGTACCATAGATGCAATGCATCCTCTTGGAAAAATTATGTTAGGTGGTACCGGAACAGAGACAGTTAAAAAGTCAAAATTTATTCCTGACTTTGTTGTATCTGCATCGATAGATAATGTAATTGATCATATTGCAGAATGCAGATTTGGTTCAGGACCACAGTCTGCAATCACATTTCAAAACGTGACAAACATCAATAGTACGTTGATATTCTGCAGGGCTTCGGCTGATGAATTCAATTACTCTTCCAATCCAACATTTACAGATTCTGATAACAGGATTGTAGTGATCGATCAAGGACAAGAAGATACCCAACAAACATTTTCTTTTATTACTTCAGTTGGTTTGTATGACGCAAACAACAATCTATTGGCGGTTGCAAAACTGTCTAGACCCGTAGAGAAGTCTCCTGAAAGAGACTTAACTCTTCGAATTAGATTAGATTTTTAATGTCAATGGTTAATGATTGCAGCTGTTTTACGCAGCTGCACCGGTTGCCATGTTTGAGATTAACATAGTTACGATAAAGGCCCCGGGCGATGTCGATTATCAAAGTCAATCCAGGTGACATAGAAACGTTTAGCGTAACAACAAATCCTTCGCGAACTTATTCATCATCATCTTCAGGAGTAGAAGGTTCTGTCTACGTTTTTGCTAGGAGAAGTCTTAGAGAAAAGGAAATGGCTCCTCTCCCGGCATTTATTGATGCTACGTATAACGATGAAGATTTAAACAGTTACTTGACTCAATTGAATGGACTTGCAAATTCTAACAAATATTATGCAAGCATAGACCCATCAAATGCATCAAGTTACGATGCAAAATTTCATTCCTTGCTTGAAGAATACCTTGATAAGGTTAATGCCCAAGGCACATCTGCAAGGAAATACAAAACTTTAGATATTATAAGATTTACCCCGACGGCAGATTTTACGTCTAACACAATGAGAAAACTTATTGTTAAGGATGTTTTAAATTCTTATTACAGGGTAACATATCCTACAGCTCATTGGGGTTATACAAATTACAATACGTTGAATTTTTTTACCTCTTCAAAAGTTCCTGATAGTTCTGTACTTTTGTATCCGAATATTTCAGGTCCTGCAAATCAAATCCACGACGGTTACGTTACGGGTTCATATAGTTTAAGTGGCGCATTTTCTTTCGATTTTTACATTAATCCAAGATACAAACAAGACAGCGTTGATGGAGAGTTTAAGGCAGGAACAATTTTTCACCTGTCTTCAAGTTATGCAGTTTCTCTCATAACAGGCTCTGCAAAGGACGAAAACGGTCGTTCTTCAGCGTTTAGATTACAGTTACAATTAAGTCACAGTGCGGATATTGCTCCGTCTCTGGCACAATCAGGTCCGTATCCTTCTGATCTTGTTTTTAGGTCAGACGATAATTCTCTATCGTGGAACAAGTGGCATCATGTAGTCATTAGATGGGGTACAAACTTAATTAATGAAGGAACCGGGAGTTTTAATGTTGATGGTGTGGATAGGGGTTTTTTTGTCATTCCTTCCGGAACAATTGCACCAAAACTTTTTACCACTCTTTCTCCACCTGAAGTCCTTTCAATAGGAAATTTTTGGGAAGGAAAAAATCAAGGAACTTCAGCACAATCTAATTTTTTTGCAAATGACCCATCGACAAGAGATGGATTGATAATCTTAAATCCAGATACCGGAATTGAAGAACCTTCATCTTATTCATTCATGCACCCTCTGAATGCAGAGTTACATGATGTATGTATTAAACGATATTACATGTCAGATAAAGACATTGACGTTTCATCTTCAGTAGGACCTGTATCTCTTGACGAGAGAATTGCACTTTATATACCTCCTTTCTTTGTAGAAGAATCTCCGTTTAGACAAAACGTCAATGGTACAGGAGGAATACCTCAAACTCCATTCTTTGAAATTGATGGATCAACGAACGATCCATTTAACGTCGCAATGTCTTTTGGTGTAAATGGACATTTTATCAATGCAGAAAATTACGTTAGGGATTTTGCTAACGATACATATCCAAGATTGCATCACATGTCAGGAACGATCATCACAGATACGACAGACGCAAGATCAGCCAACGATATTTTGTATGATGATCCATTCATTAGAAGAAGAAATTTGTTGATTTTACCTTGTGATGATGGCGTATTTTTACCAAATTATTCGCTTATTTCACTTGAGTCAAAAAAATCAAAATTTGTCGGTGATGACAACGTAGAAGACCTAAGTTTTGTAAACCTTGATAACTTACTGTCAACGTCGTCTTTGATCTTTGGATCATCTTTTGACGACGTTGAAGGCACTTCATTGGTTTCAGGTGATGAATTTACAAATTCATTGATAGGTTTCACACCTGAAAATCCCAACACGGTACCAGGGCCTGCATTTATCAATTACCAAAGAAACGTAGATTCTGACATTTATAATGATGTATATGATCCAGGGATTCAAACAGGGACCCCTCTCACAATTTACCAAAGAACAAAAGATCCTTCATCCAATCAGGTGACGTTTTTTGACATAAGCAATCTTTATTATGGAAAACAAATAAAGCCTGGAAGTTTTGTCATAAGTGATTATAACATTACAGGATCAGGCGGTCATATCGGAATCACGCTTAAAGATGATGGAATGGGTAACATTTATCGTGCAGATTGTCTTACACCTGCGTCGACATGGAACAGTTGCGGAAACATTTATTACAACGAAGGGATTGTTGTGATTAAAAATCCACACTTGTACTTCTATGGAAAAGATGGATTTTATGTTTCATTCAAAGGTGAACAAAACATTCATACGTTAAAAGTTGAAGTTATTGCACCTCAAAACATGTTGAACTCAAGTTCAAATCCAACTTACAAACAGCTACCTGCATCAGGAATAAAGACTGATAATGATCCGTACTTTGTGTACATCACTGGATTGAATTTTCATGATGAAAACTTGAACGTTGTCGCAAAGTCACAGTTGGCACAACCAATAGTGAAGCGTCACGGCGACAGGATCATGTTCAAGGTCACGTTTGACGTATGAAAACAACTGTCAAAAAAAAGTCGCGTCGCCGAAGATCACATTATCACAAAGGATCTTACGTTTCAACAAAGACGGGACAGGACTGCAAGTTTCGATCCGGCTGGGAAGAAAAATTCATGAAATACCTTGACGAAACAGAAACAGTCACGTCATGGTCGTATGAATCAATAACGATAGATTATCTTAGCAACAAGAGAACCGCTAAATACAGAAAATACTATCCAGATTTTAAAGTTGAATATGCCGACGGTTTGATTGAGATCATAGAAATCAAACCAAAAAAGAGACTTGATCAGGTTGTTGTCAAGAAGAAGCTAGCTGCAGCCTCAGAATGGTGCGGTGTGCACGGATTCACTCTCAGAATAATCACAGAGATTGAGCTTAAAGAATTAGGCATACTTTAATTTACAATTTTACTGTGTGTGTTCTTGTCCATAATTCAATCTATGAAAAAATTGATAATCGGGCTGGACGTTTCAACGTCAATTACTGGCGTTTGTATTTTAGACCCAGAGTCTACAACGTTGGTTGACGGATCTCACATCCTATTTCTGGATAGGGTAGAATTCAAAGGTGCTGATACGCTGTGGAAAAAAGCTGACAGGATTTCAGATTTTTTTCAATCCATCAAAGAAAATTATCCTGACGCATCATGGAAAATGTCCCTAGAAGAACCTTTGCTTGGGTTTCAAAAGGGAATGTCATCGGCCATGACAATCACGACGTTGATGAGGTTCAATGGAATTGTAAGTTACATTGGCAGAAAAATCTTTGATACAGATCCCATCTATGTTTCTTCTGCACATGCAAGAAAACTGTGTGGGATAAAAATGCAAAGAACCTCAATTGCTGGCATGAGTGGTAAAGAACAGGTTTTCAAATACATGTCTGAAAATGACCTGAAACATGTTGATTGGCCTAAAAAGAAAAACGGCAAAGACGTAGAATGGTCAAGAGATGCGACTGACGCTTATGTCATTGCTAAAGCAACTTTGCTAACGAAAGATAATTAAATCCATGAAAACTCTGTTGAAAAATTTCATCAAACATGTCATTCAGGAATCATCACCAAAAATCGTGGGTCATAGAGGATATTATTCAATAGATCCAAATAGTCCTCCTACCATTGAAGATATCAAAGACGCATGGGCTAAAGACGGACTGAAACCGTATGATGAGGATTCATATCATGCATTCTTCTCACCGGAAGAACTTTGGCGATATAGAGAATATGATTGGTCTGCAAAGACAGCCGAAGGTGAGGAGGTCATTTCAACTTCCGGAAATAAATTTTCAGACAAGTGGAATTTTGTTCCTGACGAAAACGAAAACGTGGGACTTAACAAATGGAATGCAATGGTCGAAAAAATGAAATCAGGTTGGAAAACAAGAGACCCTGCCCACGTTGAGATTGGAAAAAATGGTGTGGTTAAAGTTGGTGAAGGTAATCACAGGCTTGCAATTGCAAAAGAACTAGGAATCAAGGTACCTGTCATGTTTCATTTCAGGAGTAATGTTGAATTAAGTTCAGCTTCAAACGTAAGATGAACATCACGTCATAACAACTTAAAGTTGCATTGATGTACACGATTTCTGGTAAGTTAGCTTTTATCGAAAGCGTTTTTGGTAAAGGCGTCTTGGCAACAAACGGTCGTAATTTTAGCGTTCGATGTCCTATTTGTGCACCATCCGATCTAAACAAGAGGAAACTTGCAATTCGTGTAGAAGATGACGCACATCACTGTTGGACGTGTGGGTGGAGAGCATACTCTCTTGCTCCGTTGATCAGAAAGTACGGAACGATTTCTCAGTTACAACGTTATAAGTCTGAATTCATTCCTGATTCTTTGAAAAAATCAAAAGAAACAGAAATCCCAGATCTAGAAAAAGTAACGCCTCTCCCTTCTGATTTTAGACTTTTGGTTGAAATGAATCAAGGTCATCCTGACGTTAAAGCAGCATGGTCTTATTTGTCAAGCAGAAATATCAATTTGCGTGACGTTTGGCACTATAAATTGGGCATGTCTTTTGATCAAAGATGGAAACGAAGGATAATCATGCCATCGTTTGATGCAGAAGGAGTTTTAAACTTTTTTGTTGCAAGAAACGTAGATTCGCACGACAGAAGAACAAAGTACGACAATCCAGAAGATGATAAGTCTAAATTTGTATTTAATGAATTAAACATTGATTGGAGTAAAAGACTAGTAATTTGTGAAGGTCCATTTGACATGATGAAGTGTGGTGATAACGCAACTGCGTTATTAGGATCTGACCTGTCGATAAATTCAAGACTATTTTCGCAGATCATGTTGCATGACACTCCAATTGCCCTTGCGTTGGACGGTGACATGTGGCACAAAAAAACGCCAAAGCTTGCAAAACTATTTCAAAGTTATGATATTGACGTTGTTGTTGTTGATACCCGCGAACAGAAAGATCCAGGCAACATGTCAAAGTCTCAGTTTAAAACTATACTAGACGTAGCTCAATCTCCAACCTGGGAAAATGTATTTTTTGATAAGTTGGAAAAAATTTCAGAAGTTAGTCTTCGTCTGGATCGTCAATTTAAACATTGAAAAATTCGTATAGTAATGTATCATCCCATGATTCGTATCGCGCACTGTGCTGACATTCACATTAGGGCTCTTTCTCGACACGATGAATATCGTGAAATTTTTCGTCACTTTATTGATGATTGTAAAAAACAACAGGTAACACACATCTTTGTCGGTGGAGACATCTTTCATACTAAGACAACAGGAATTTCCCCTGAATACATTGACTTGTTGACCTGGTGGTTGACAGAAATGGTCAAGGTTGCACCTGTTCACATGATTTTAGGAAATCATGATGGAAATCTTGTCAACATGTCCCGTCAGGACGCGGTCTCGCCAATCGTTGATGCCTTAGCAAATCCAGACATACATCTTTACAAAAAGAGTGGTGTTTATCAGTTTGCACCTGGATATAATTTTTGTGTTTTTTCTCTTTTTGATGAAGAAGGTTGGGATAAGGTAACCCCCGTACCCGGTGAATTTAACATTGCATGTTATCACGGTTCCGTCTTGGGTAGCAAGACAGAGGCTGACTGGGCCATCGAGGACGGAATCGGTGTTTCCTTTTTTAAGGATTATGATATCACTCTCCTGGGTGACATTCATAAACGTCAGTTCCTGACATACAAGAACTACAAGCCTACGATGGCTTATCCTGGAACTTTAATTCAGCAAAATTACGCAGAGGAACTTGATCATGGATTTCTAATCTGGGACATACGTTCCCATTCAGATTGGGACGTTGAGTATCATTCCTTGCCCAACTTAAAGCCATTTGTCACCCTGGAATGGTCTGGTTCGGTTGATGATACATTTGATCTTGCTAGCGATTTTCCTCACGGCTCTCGCTTCAGAATCAAAAGCTTGTCTCATATAAGTCAGCATGATGTTCAGGGCCTTACTTCCCGACTGAAGCAGGAGTTGCACGCTTCAGAAACTACGTTTAAGATTGATCAGCAGGTAGATAAAGAAAACATCGTAACTGAAACGCAGGTTCTTCAGCGCACTGATTTACGTGAACCCGAGATGTTGGTTTCTTTGATTAGAAACTATCACACTTCTTCCGGACTCACTGATGATATCTGGCAAAAGGTAACTGATCAGGTAAGGTCATATCTTTCGATAGCTGCGTCTTCAGAAGATTCCACTAGAAATACAAAGTGGTCTCTGAAGAATCTAAAGTTTGATAATCTGTTTTCTTACGGCGAAGGTAATGAAATAAACTTTGACAACCTGAATGGAATTGTTGGTATTTTTGGTTCAAACAGAGCGGGTAAGTCTTCTATCGTGGGTGGAATAATGTATTCATTGTTCAATACTACCGACAGAGGACCAATGAAAAACCTCTATGTTTGTAACGTTCGTAAGCCATATTGTTACTCTAGGGCAACAGTTAGGGTCAACGGTATTGATTACGTCATAGAAAGACAAACCACAAAGAGTGAAAATAAGAAGGGCGTTGTTAATGCATCAACAGCTTTGAATCTTTACAGGATAGATTCTAAGGGTGAGGCACATGATCTTGCTGGTGAGCAGAGAAACGACACCGAAAAGATCATCAGGCGTCTAATTGGAAACGCAGAGGATTTTTTGCTTACGTCTCTTTCTGCGCAAGGAGAGATAAATCAATTTATCCAGCACGGATCCTCGAAGAGAATGACCCTTCTGTCCAAGTTTCTTGACCTGGATGTCTTTGACAAGATGTACGAACTTGCCAACAAGGATCTTAGCACATCAAAGGCCCAACTAAAACTCCTACCAGAAAGAGACTGGAAGTCTCTTGAGGTTTCGAACAGCAATTCTCTTGTTGAGTGTGCATCTAAAATTGAAAGCATCAAGACAGATTATCGCGATATTTCGGAAAAGATGTCTGAACTTAAGTCTGAGCTCACAAGGCACAGTGATTTCACACCAGTCACCTATTCTCAGGTTGAATCACAAAAAATCAAACTGGACGACCTCAACAATAGGTTAAGGGAGCGCCAAGAGGCACTTAGAATCATTCAGGATGAATCAGAAAAAGTAAAAGGTAAGATTAATCAGATTAATTCCCTAAAAGAGGAGAATGATATTCTGGTGCTCAAGAAGAAGCTTGATTCTTTCAATCAGCTTGAGTCTTCTGTGAAAGAACTCAAGTTACTTCATGAGAAGGAATCAGTTGCATTAAAGCAACAGGAAAGATCGCTCAAAATTCTTGATGATGTACCTTGTGGCGACATGTTCCCATCTTGCAAGTTCATTAAGGATGCACATGCAGTAAAGACAAAAATAAACGATCAAAAGATCAGAACTGTTAAGGCGTTAGAGAAGCTTGAACGGGCGTCTGAATCTCTTGAAACGTTAAGGGTGGAAAACTATCAGGATAAGGTAAACAAGATTCAAAAATTGCATGATATGCATACCAACCTTTCAATTGACCTGTCAAAGAAGCAGACAGATATGTTTAAAATTGAAAGCATGATTGAATCACTTTTTGCGCAACAGGCATCTGCATCGACTCGTTTGAATGAATTGGAAGAGGCGTTAAAGAATGATGAAAACGCTGAGGTTGTTTCGCTTAGATCCGAGATAGATTTTTTGACAAAAAAGTTGTCACAACTTGACAGTGATAAACTTCAACTTGCCAGCAAGTTAGGAAAACTTAATTCGGATAATGAAAAACTTCATGACGAAAGATCTTCTCGAGATGCAGTTCTTCAAAGGATGAAAGTTCATGAACTGATCACAACTGCCTTTTCCAGAAGAGGAATTCCAACAGCTGTGATTGCATCACAGATGCCTGCAATCAATGCAGAAATTAACAAGATATTGTCAGGTATCGTTGACTTTACGGTTGAACTTGAAATTGACGATGATTCAGATTCAATGGAAGTTTATATAAACTATGGAGATTCAAGAAGAATCATAGAGCTTGGTTCTGGAATGGAGAAGATGATCAGTTCAATTGCAATCAGGGCTGCACTCATCAATGTTTCATCTCTTCCAAAAACTGACATGTTCATTATTGACGAAGGGTTTGGTGCCCTAGATGACACTGGCGTTGAAGCCTGTAATAGACTTCTATCTTCCCTGAAGAGATATTTCAAGACAATCATCGTTATCACACACGTTGATGGAGTGAAGGACGCCGCTGACATAGTCGTTGAAATAACAAAAAATGAAAAAGATTCAAGGGTCATTTATGAATGATTTGAACAAAAAGTCGTATCCACGCGATCGATGGATATCACAACACCCAGATGAATTTTATGTGATCACTCCAAAAGAATTCAATTCCAATGTTCCAATATCATGTCCTGTGTGCAGCACCTTGATGAGATCAAAGGATGATGAAAATGCCTGGGAAGAATTTAATTGTTGTCACAGGTGTTCTCTTGCATGGGCGGCTTCACGTCGTCAAAGTTGGAAAGATGGGTGGAGACCAACTATAGAACAAATAGATGATGAACTAAAGCAAAGACCTCCCATGTCCATAAAATTTGTGGCAGATTAATTATGTGTGATAATTATGCATAGGAGCAAGCAATTATGCCAAACGTTGATGTTGATTACAACGCATTAGGTCAAGCCATGGACACATCATGGGGTCGTTCGTCGACACCCGCCACAGCAGGATATTCAGTGAAGTTTAACCTGCACGGTAACAAGCTCATTGTCACATGTGGGATGATGGTGAATTTTGGTACAGAAAAAGAGATGATCGTCACCAAACGTGCATGTTCTGAAGAATCAATCTCCCTTATGAATGAAGTACTTTCAAAAGTAAAGGCAACGTATAAGCAAATTTCCGATAGATCATTGACAACAAAACAAGTTTCATCAAATGAGTCACTTGAAATAGTAGGATTTGGAGTTCACAATCCAAAAAGAACTGCATGTTATAGGCGTAAGACGATATACGAAATTGGGTGATAAATGGCTGGCGGGATGAACAAAGAACAACAGGTCAAGGAAATACTGAGGTGTGGCCGCGATCCTGTTTATTTCATGAGAACATATACAAAGATTCAGCACCCAAAACGCGGTCTTATTCCTTTTGAAACTTATTCTTTTCAGGATGATTGCGTCAAAAAATTTGAGGAAAATCGTTTTAACATTGTTCTCAAATCCAGACAGTTAGGATTGTCAACGGTCACTGCTGCATATTCTGTTTGGTATTCTATTTTCAAAAAGGACAAGAACGTCCTTGTCATCGCTACTAAACTTCAAACAGCAATGAACTTTATCAAAAAGGTAAAGACCATGTTGGACGGCCTGCCAAAATGGTTGTTGTTGACGCGTTTTGAATGTACCAAACAACAGATACGTTTCTCAAATGGCTCTACGGTTACAGCAATTCCTACATCACCTGACGCTGGACGTTCAGAGGCTCTTTCTCTTCTGATCGTCGACGAGGCAGCATTCATTAGAGACTTTGAAGATATTTGGACAGGCCTATATCCCACGTTGTCAACGGGTGGTTCTGCCATCATCATTTCAACGCCAAATGGTGTGGGAGGAATGTATTACAAGTTATGGACAGACGCAGTTTCACAACAAAATGAATTCAATACAATAAATCTTCCCTGGTGGGTGCATCCTGAACATGATCAGGAGTGGTTTGACAAAGAAACAAAAAACCTACCTAAGCGTAAGGTTGCTCAAGAGTTTTTGTGTGACTTCTTGTCTTCAGGTGATACCTTCTTGCAAGATTCTGAGATGGAATATCTCAGGTCTATGTTGATACAACCCAAAAAGAAAGAGGGTCCTGCACACGGAGTGTGGATCTGGTCTGATCCAGAACCTGGTAGAAAGTATGTCATTTCTGCAGATGTTGCAAGAGGAGATGGCGCAGACTTTTCTGCATTTCACGTAATAGATGCATATAACCTTGAAGTTGTTGCAGAGTACATGGGAAAGATACCTCCAGACAAGTTTGCAGATCTGCTTTTGGAATATGGAAAAGCATATAACACCGCGTTGTTATGTCCAGAACGCAATACTTTTGGTTATTTCACTTGCGTAAAATTACGAGATTCAGGATACAGAAGGTTATGGTATCGGTCAACAACAGGTGATCCTTGGGAATACCAACCAACTGATAATGACATTGTTCCTGGATTTGAAACACAAGGAAATACACGACCACAAATCCTGGGTAAATTAGAGGAAGTAATTCGTAACAGGGTTATCAAAATTTACTCTCAAAGAACCTATGATCAAATGCAGGCATTCATTTGGAACGGGTCTAAGGCACAAGCGTCAAGGGACGCTCACGACGATCTCATTCTTTCTTTAGCAATTGGTACTTGGCTCACAAATGGTACATCTGCAGTAAGTGAACAAGGTAGAGAAGTTGCAATGGCAATGTTAAAGGCTACAGGTATTGATAGACGTGATATTTCATCAATCCCAGGTGACATTGATTCTGTTAAACCGTTGGTAAATCCTAACATACACGGGTTTACTCCTTACAACGTAGGAAAACCTCGCGATCCATCGCTCGTAAAAAATTCAAGCGGAATAGATTTTAACTGGCTGCTTAGGTGAAAAGTCACTATATTTAATCATACGTAAGAGGTGTAATATGACACACAAGATAACATTTGCAAGACTCAGGTCAATCATAGCAGAAGAAATTAATCGTGCAATTCTTGAAGAAAAATCTTCAGTAGACGCTGAACAATTAAGAAAAGAGACGCAGATGAAATCTGGAATTGCAGATCTTGTAGATGCAATAAATAAATTTCAAAATCAAGCAGGAATTAACGTAACCAATGCCCTAGTTGATGACCTGGCACGTCTTCAAGACACAATAAATATGATTGTAAAATCACCAGAACAATATCTTGATCGTCCACCACGAACAGAAATCGTATATCAGTCAGTAAATCCTAAAGCTAAAAAAAAATGAAACTCATGTAATTCCTATACCGAAACAAATAACAAATTAAATTGAAGTTGAGCCTTGTCTCACAAATAGGCAGGCATTTATTATGGCAAAAAAAACAGATCAATCTCTATTCAAAAGACTCAGCACACTCTTCAAAAGTGGTCCTATAGTCAAAAAGAAAATTAGAACTATTGACACTGCTATCGCGGTTGCTGATAGAACAAAATCTTCAGGTGCACTGCTTTTTCAAAAGTCAATTGCACCAACTTACGCTACCATAACGGCAAATGCATACAACCTTTCTGAACGCTTGATGAGATATCAAGATTTCCAGGAGATGGAGTACACACCGGAAATCGCGGCTGCGTTGGACATTTACGCAGATGAAGCCTGCTCACAGGATGAAAAAGGTCGGGTGCTTCACATATATTCTGACAATGAAAAGATCAAAGAAATACTTGAAGACCTTTTCTATAACACGTTAAACACAGAATTCAACCTTAGATCGTGGGCAAGAAACCTTGTTAAGTATGGTGACTTTTTTCTTTATAATGACGTACATCCCGAATACGGTGTTGTTTCAGCCTTTCCCGTACCAGTAAATGAAATTGAACGTGAGGAGAATTACGATAGGGAAGATCCCTTTGCCGTCAGGTTCCGTTGGGTAACTTTGGGTAACAGGGTTTTAGAGAATTGGGAAATCAGTCACTTTAGATTGTTGGGTAATGACATGTTCTTGCCTTACGGTTCATCTGTAATTGAGGCTGCACGTAGAATCTGGAGGCAATTAATTCTCATTGAAGATGCGATGCTTGTGTATCGAGTCGTACGTGCGCCTGAAAGAAGAGTTTTTTACATTGATGTTGCGAATATTCCTGCTGCTGACATTCCATTATACGTTGAAGAACAACGTAAAAATCTAAGGTCAAATCAGGTAATTGATAGAAACTCGGGCAGAGTAGATTTACGCTACAATCCAATGTCTGTTGACGAAGATTATTTCATTCCCGTCAGAGGAACTGAAACCGGAACTCGAATTGAAACTTTGGCAGGTGGACAAAACGCAGCTGCGGTTGAAGACGTTGCATACATACAAAAGAAATTGTTTGCCGCATTAAAGATACCACGTGCTTACTTGGGATATGATGAGATGTTATCAAGCAAGGCAACACTTGCTCAAGAAGACATCAGATTTTCTCGCACGATTAACGTGATACAAAGAGTTCTTTTGTCAGAGTTAAACAAGTTGGCAATCATACACTTGTATGCTCATGGGTTTGATGGTGACGATCTGCAGAATTTTACGTTGAGATTGTCAAATCCGTCTACAGTGGCGCAACAGCAAAAATTGGAATTGTGGCGTGCAAAGTTTGAGATTGCCGGTTCAGCACCCGAGGGTTATGTAAACAAGAATTTCATTCGTAAAGAAATCTGGGGTCTGAATGATGACGAATGCAATGAAATTGATGATGGTCGTAAGAAGGATAAGATAACAGATCAGGACATTGAAGCCGCCGGCGCAGGTGGTGATGATATGGGTGGCGGTGGAGGAGATTTGTTTGGTGGTGGCGGAGATGACTTGGGTGGTGACATGGGTGGTGACATGGGTGGAGGAGAGGAAGCTCCTCCTGAAGAAAATGCAAGTGATGAGCCGTTGGAGGATGCAGAGCCAGGTGTTGAACTCCTTACCTCTGGGGAGGACTATGATGATTTCACCGGAACTCAATATTCGTTAAAAGAACTAGACTCCCCAGTTAAGATCAGATCTTCTTTAAGAGAATCTCTTTTAGATGAAAGAAGAAGACCTGCCGTCAAGCAGAATCACGTTGCTCGGAACAAGAGAAATAGTAAGCGTCGTAAACATAAGATAGATCACACGCCTGACTTTGCCGAAATGTTGAGTCCTAACAATCGTTACGCCAAGGACGTGACCGGAATGAGGACCATGACCGATGATGTCATAAAATTTGAATCCAAGAACGAACGCCCAACAAGGACAAACCTACCACATGACGTGTTGTCTGCTTTGAATAAATGGAAACAAAAACATGGATTGTCGCGAGGCGGGTTATTGAAAGAATCTGACGAGAGCGTATTTATCATTGATGAAGGTGATGAGTCATGAGTAACAAGACACACAATAAAAAAAGAAATGCAGGTCTTTTGTATGAATTCCTTGTAAGGACTATTTCAAACGCCTTAGTTGAAGGAGACCAGAAAAGATCTGCAACTGCTTTAAGGATTCTAAAGAGACACTTCAAACCAGGGACTGAATTACACAGAGAATTCAGGTTGATCAATTCTTTGATCAAGACGACAGTGAGTTCTCCCATGGTTGCGTCTTCAATCATAGGAGAAGCAAAGGAAGCCGCCTGTTCTTACGACATGACAACGCTTGATCGAGAAAAGTCGTTATTGATAAAACATATTAATCATGCTTTGCGAGATGATAATTTCTATGATCAACAAATCAATGAATATAAGATGTATGCAACTGTTCAGACTTTGTTGAATAATTGGCGTGCTCCTAGTCGTGACAAGGACATTGCAAGGTTAGCTACGTATGAAGATCAATTGACTAATTGGTTGGTTTCAGAAAAAGTAGAAGCTGATGATCAACTATTAAACGAAGAATCAAACGGTATGTCTCGTTTGTTAATGAAAGTTATGACCAAGAAATTGAATGAAAAATACATGGGTGTCCTGGACGAAAGTCAGAAAGGTTTGTTAAAGGCATATGTGTTTTCTACAACAAATAGTGATCCAACAATCATACGACGTAGATTGTCAGAAGTGAAAGATGGATTGTTAAAGAAGATATCATTATATGAAGGTTCATCAGACAAGTACGTTGTTGACAAGTTACTTCAGACAAAATCGCGTCTCATGGCCGAAAATGTTGAAGTTGTAGACGACGACACGGTGACACGGTTCATGTTGTACACAAAGTTAAATTCAGAGCTTGACAGCGAGGAGTGAGTCATGTTGTTAAATGAGAAGCGTCTTTTAGATACGTATGATGTCTTTGAATACAAGATTGTGACAGAGGTTGTTAAGCCGGCAACAATCGTTGAAGATTCCTTTGGAAATAAGGTTGAATCTCCTGCGGTAAAGAAAGTCATGATGAAAGGAATTCTGCAGAAGGCCGATACGTTGAACCAGAATGGTCGTATCTATCCCATTCAGTTATTGGAGCGTGAGGTCAGAAATTACCAGAAGTTCATCATTGAAAATCGTGCCTTAGGTGAACTCGATCACCCTGATTCGTCTGTTGTTAATTTAAAGAATGTATCTCACATCATACGTGAAGCTTACATGGAAAACGGTGTTGTTTATGGCACCGCAGAGGTCTTGGACACTCCTTCTGGTAAGATACTTCAGTCTTTGATTGAGAGTGGCGTAAAATTGGGTATTTCATCAAGAGGAGTTGGTTCTACTAAAAAGCAAGGTGATTATCACATTGTGCAGGATGACTTTCAATTGATCTGTTGGGACTATGTTTCAGAACCATCAACTCCTGGTGCATTCATGATTCCAGAAGGAAAGAGGATTGCAGATGCAGAATTGAGGAAGATTTTTAACAAGAGTGACAGGATTGATAGGGTTCTTAACGACATCCTTTCTTATGGAAGATGATACAGGTGGGAGATTGTAAATGAATGGCGTAAAGTTGACGAGATCACAGCTCAAGTCTATGGTGAAGGAATGTCTCGTTGAGATACTTCAGGAGGGTCTTGGCGCCTCTGGTCCTGTGCTACCTGTATCTACAGGAAACAATTATTCTCAATTTTCTGAAGGCAAGCAGATTAAACGTGAGGGTGTTTCAAACTCCATGGCGAGGCCTAGAAATTCTGCGTTGGACACTCCGATTGGACAACATGACAAAGGAAGATATTCCTCTACTTTGGTGGAGGCAATCAAACAGGAATCACGCGGAAATGCATTGATGGCTGACATACTTGCCGACACCGCGATGACGACACTTCCTAAGATGATGTCAAACGGTGATTCAGGCGGGGCATCATCAAGCGGTAATTCTTCTCGAGTGTCTCAAGTTGAACACTTCAATGGTTCACCTGAACAGGTTTTTGGTGAAGATGTTGCTTCAAAGTGGGCAAATCTTGCTTTTATGGACGTTCCCAAGAGGAAATTGTCATAATCATACATATTTAGAAAAATGTTACTTCAAACAACTGGAGAATGTGTATGAAACTTACGACTAAAATTTTAAAGAAGATGATCCTCGACGAGGCAAGCAAGTTTGGAAATATGAAAGACGTTGAGGACGTCAAGGCAGAAGAAGTCGATGCTGACAAACTTGCAGACGCGTTAGAGAAGCATATTGATTATGTCAAGGCTCTTAAGATCGAGGAGAGCCGATTGAAGAAGCGCCTTGCGAAGATCGCAGAGACGCGCACTCGCATCGCAAAGACTTTGTTAAATTCCAACTAAAAGGAGGGTATCATGCCAGGCAAGGGTAAATACACAACATATCACGAAACTGATCCTGTCAAAATTCCACGAAAGAACTATCGTGATAGTCTCTTTAAGGGAGGACCATTTAGTGGCCTAAAAGCCGAAGAGGTCAAGGAAGAAGTTGTAAATAGAGGAAACAAGATTCTTCGTGCAGAGGCCGGTGGTGGTAAAACCAGTGGTGATTCCAGTATGTTCCCGAATGGCGTTGACCTGACGTATTCAGGAGGAGGAATGCAATACGGTCCTGCAAATGGAAGCGTTCCTACAGATCGTGCAGGCGATCCAATGAATGCTTTCGTTCCTGACGTTTCATCACCAGGCCCAGGAAAGACAGGCGGTCTTGACAAAGATCCCGCGCTTAATCCCAAGAAGACTCCTGAAGAATACAAGGAAACGTTTGATGGATCATATGTTCCATCTGCAAACACTCGACTTCCAAAAGGATCAGTCGTTTATGAGAAAAACGTTTTGGGTGAAAGCAACTCATTTGACACTAAAAACGTTGAACAATATCCTGAATGATTTAAGACACAATTTCGGTTCAGGTCTTGGACCGAGGGGGAAAAATGCCAGGACCTGGATCAGGTAGATATACAACCTATGCTTCTTCAAATAGCGCTAAGAAGACATTTCTTGCAAGGTCATTTTCAAACGACGCAAATCCTTTTGCTGATAAACCTTCTGATCAGATACGGGAAGAAATTGTAAAAAACGGAAATGAATTTTTACGAGCATCAAATAATAGAGGAGGCAAACGTGGTGATCCTGACATGTTTCCTCAAGGTGTTTATATGAACTATTCAGGACAAAATCTACCGTTTACACCGCCAGGTGGGCAAAATCCTGATGACTTATTCACACCACAGGCTTCAGGCGATCCGATGAACGCCTTTGTTCCTGATGTTTCATCACCAGGCACAGGTGCCAGAGGCGTAAATGCTACCGAGTTGGGCGAAGTGAGAGTTGAAGGTACTGATAAGCTATTGGAAAATAACCCAGGATTAAAGCCTTCTCAGGTAAAACCTGGTTATGACACCACGGTAAATACACGTCAACCTAAGGATTCTACAGTCTACAAGAATAATATGTTGGGCGAAAGCAACATAAATCTCGTTAATATTGAACAATATCCTGAATAATAATGCGAAATGACCAATATTTAATTGAAAATTGGAGATGATGAGGAAATATGTCAAAACAACTCTACGAAGAAGCGCTGGCTGACGCCAAGAAGTTGAAGGAAATTGCCGAGGACAATGCAAAGCGTGCACTCGTCGAGGCTGTCACACCGCGAATTCGTGATCTTATAGAAAAAGAACTTTTACGTGAATATGGTGGAATGGACGAGCTCGAAGATCATGATTTCAATCTTGGTGAACCCGGTGGTCTTCCACCTGAAGGTGATTTGATGACAGATGAAATGTCACCTGGGTGCGGTGCACCTGCACCTCGAATGGACTTAGGAGTCCCAGGTGAACCTGTAGAACCACCTATGTTTGGTGATCTTGATATGATGGATGACGTAGATGAATTTGAGTTGGGAGATTATGATAAAACCCAACATTCGCCTGGTCCTCTTAGTCCATTTATGGGTTCATCAAATGTTACACTCGGAAGTCAGCTTAAGAAGCTGGGCGAGGGTATTAAGGATGTCAAATACTCTATTCTTTTCTTGAAAGAATCACGTGATCGTTCACCGCAAATTGGGAAGTTAATTTCTCAGGTGGAAGCTATGTATGAGCATGTGCAGGAATCTGTGTCAGATCCTCGCAAGAAAAATGAGTATGAATTGACGTTAGAATCGTTTTATAAAGAACTTAACCAGCTTCAGGAGCAAAATATGCGTAATAACAGATTCGGTAGAAGAAGACACCTCAATGAAGAAACTGTCACGATAGAGATTGATGGTGACAACATTTCAGCAGATGATTTTCAAGGTTCATCAATCAAAATTCTCGGAGCAGACGAACTCGACCTCGATGATGAAGGTGGAGATGAAGGCGAAGACATGGATGACGAGGGCGATGATTTTGAACTCGACCTCGATGATGAAGGCGGAGATGAAGGCGAAGATATGGGCGATGAGGACATGGACCTCGACGGCGGTGTCGGCGAAGAGGAAGAGGAGCCCAAGGAGGAAGGACATAACTATGCAATGGAATCACGTCGTCGTTTGAGCAATAACCTCGTTGTTGAGATCGACGAAGGAATGCTGCGTCGTGAGATCTCTCGCATGAAGGTCATCCGCGAGTCACGAGCCCGTCAGGCCCGAATGATTGCCGAATCACGCAGAAGAAACAGGAGACTTGCCGAAGAGGCAGTTCCTTCAACCAAGGGTCATGGACCTGGTGATATGGATGATTTTGGCGGAGATGTAGATGATGAGGGAGATCCCCTTGACTACAAGATCCGCAGAGATAACGTAGCTGAATCGAGGCGTAATGCCCGCAATGGTGCACGTCATAATGACGCATCCAATAGGCACGCGGTACAGGCCGAATCCAAACTCCGCGCAAAGTTGGCAGAATCGAATCTGTTCAACGCAAAGTTGATCTACACGAACAAGCTTCTCCAGAATGAGTCGCTTTCCAAGAGGCAGAAGGCTGAGATCATCGAGCGTCTCGATGAGGCCCGTAACCTTCGTGAGGTCAAGCTTGTTTATGAAAGCCTGACCAAGACATTGGCAGGAACGTCTCGTCCTCTGTCGGAGTCGAGAGATCGTAAGGTCCTCGGTTCTTCGTCAAGGGCAACTCGTCCGGCATCGACAAACCTCAATGAGGGATTTGAGACCGATCGTTGGGCACGTCTGGCCGGCATTACCAAGTAATGCATTGAACATAATTTCTAACAACCAACATTAATGGAGTTTTAAAATGAAGCAGTTTACATTAGATCAGTTAGCTCAGGGAATTCGCGAGAAGCACATCGGTGCTGAGCGTGCCCGCCTTGTCGAGAAGTGGAGCCGTACAGGCCTTCTCCGTGGCCTTGATGGCAACCGCCGTGAGACAATGTCGCAGCTCCTGGAGAACCAGGCTGCCCAGGTCCTGAAGGAGTCCAACTCGCTGTCGACAGGTGGTGGAAACCTCGCATCGTCGGGTCAGATCCAGGGCTTCAGCAATATCGCATTCCCGATCGTTCGTAGGGTGTTCGGTGGCCTCGTTGCCAACGAGCTCGTCTCGATCCAGCCAATGTCGCTCCCCTCGGGCCTCATCTTCTATCTAGACTACACATACGGTTCAAACGTGGGTGGTGACTGGGGTGAGGATCTTTCGGGTGGTACACTCGGTGCAACCTACCAGCGTGGCCAGTCAATCTACAACAACCCAACCGGTAAGGGAATCCGTTCAGGATCACTCGCCACGGGTGGCATGTATGATCTCGTCAACGTCGGATACTCAAAGGTTCACGGCGTCAAGACAGATCTTAACCTTGCGGCAGGTACAGTCTTCTCAGGTTCGTGGCACGAGAATGGTTCATGGGTTCAGTCAGGACTTGTTTCATCAGTTTCTGACTTCTCGGGTTCCAACGCTCGCTTGATGGGATTTGACCAGCAGGTTGAGACAGACCTCTCTCTGAACAACCTTGATGCTCTTTTCCTGTATGTTCCAACCTCTGCATTGCCAGGTACCGCCGATCTTCTTGCGGTTGATCAGCTTGCACTTGTTAGCGGCCTTACTGGCGCATCAGCATGGGGTGAGCAGTACCAGTCAGGCGCAGGCGTTCTCAACCTACGCAGACTTAATAAGCGTGGTACAATTACGGGCTCAGGTTCAGGTAAGCGTTTCACACCTGATGCATTGAACGGTGATCACGTTCAGTTCGTGGTTAAGTGTGCAAATGGTGGCGGCGTTACTGTCGGCACTGCTACACTCAGTTATGCCAAGGCTGACACACTGGAGAACGTAGGCGGCGACGCTGGAGCACCCGGCGCAGTTCTTACAATCCCATCATTTGAGTCTGACTTCGGTTCAGGATCGGGTACACCTGCTCCTGCAATCCCCGAGATTGACATCAAGATCGAGTCGATCGCCATCACCGCCACGACACGCAAGCTGCGTGCCCGTTGGTCGCCTGAGCTTGCTCAGGACCTCAACGCCTATCACTCGATGGACGCCGAGGTTGAGTTGACATCGATCCTCTCGGAGCAGATTGCCCTTGAGATCGACCGCGAGATCCTCGGTGACCTCGTGACGTCAGCTAACGGTGCCAACTACTACTGGTCACGTAGCCCCGGTCGCTTTGTTAACAAGGTGACAGGCGATCGTCAGGCACTTGCCAACTCGCTCCAGATTGGACCGCAGTTCACCGGTACTGTCCGTGAGTGGTACGAGACCCTCGTCGAGACAATCATCGACGTGGCAAACACCATCCACAGGAAGACACTCCGTGGTTCGGCCAACTTCCTCGTGACCGGCCCAGACGTCTGCACCATCCTCGAGTCATCGGTTCTCTACAAGCCCAAGTTCTCGCTCGACGGTGAGGGCCAGGTTGGTTCGCCGTTCACGATCGGCGCAGAGGCAATCGGTACCGTGTCGAACCGCTTCACGGTCTACAAGGATCCTTACTTCCCACGTAACAAGATCCTCGTCGGCTACAAGGGTGGCAGCTACCTCGAGACCGGCTACGTCTATGCTCCTTACGTTCCGCTCATCGTCACCCCGACGATCTTCGCACCTGAGGACTTCACGCCACGTAAGGGTGTGATGACTCGCTACGGTAAGAAGGTCATCAGAAGCGACTTCTACGGAACCGTCACAGTCATGGACATGAACGTGATTTAATCAAAACATAAGGAATCTTCCTTAGTTTTAAAGCCGCCGCGAGGCGGCTTTTTTTTGTTATGGTTAACTAACCATGAATTAATTGTACATTTTTCTAGTGATTCGTAGGAAACGTGGACAACCGAAATTATTGAAGGAGAGGTGTGAAGTGTGTGGGTTTGATAATCCACATGCTCTGAACATTCATCACGTGATTCCCAGGTGCGATCCTCGTAGTACGAACGACAACATCAACCTTGCAATCTTGTGTCACACTTGTCACGATCTTGTTCACGCTGGTGACATAATCATCCTCGGGGTGTTCAGTTCAACTGCGTTGGGAGGAAGGACAGTGGTGTGGCACAAGAAAGATCAGGAATCCCCACTGGACGAGATTGATTGGCGCGTAAATGAAAATCACATGGTTTTAAGGAAGAAAAATGTCTGAAAGCAGAGAGTGTGGTTCTTGCACAAAATGTTGTGAAGGTTGGTTATCGGCAGACATCAAAGGTCACAAGATGTTTCCAGGAAGGAACTGTTTCTTCTTGGCCACCGGGAAGTGCACAATATATGAGGACAGGCCTGGAACCTGCAGGAACTACAATTGCGCATGGAAATCTGAAGATATCTTTCCGGTGTGGATGCGTCCTGACTTGACGGGCGTCATCATCACCAAGGTGATTCATCCCATGAAACCTGAGTTGACGCACTATGAAGTCGCCGAGGCGGGAGGAAAGCTTAACGTTGCTACGTTAAATTGGCTTATCCAATGGGCCTTGGAAACGGGCAACAACTTGTTTTATGAGATTGAAGGTAAACACCACTCAATCGGCAGTCCTTCTTTTAGGCAGTCGATGTCAGGTAGGTGAGGGTGGATTCCACCAGTCGGGTTGTTCAGAGTGCTTCCACTTGGCAAACCTGACCTTGTCACCCAGGTAATAAGACCTATAAGACTCCACCACGTCCGCCTTGTGATACTGTGGATCCTTGATCGCTATCACAAATGGCGTCAGTGGACCCTCGGGCACACTTGGAGGAATATTATTCCTGCACCAATTGATTACCACCTCTGATTTATGTATCTTCCCGTACCGCCGTCTATATTCATCACAGAGAGCGGTACCGAGTTCGGCCAACCAAGAATAATTTGATTGTGTCGTGCGAGTCCACACGGTGCAAGGATGATGATAGTGGGTACGTTTCCAAGGGGCAACCTCGGGAGGATGTGCAGCACACAACATCTGGCCGCTCTCTAAGATCATTTTCAGGACATGACGGTCACAGTGCATCCGTGCAGCTTCACGTGGATCTTCTGATAGGACGAATATGTTCATGTCGTGAATCATATCACCCGTTATTGTGATGTTTTGTATTTCATTTTGATAGTTAGATTCATGAATCTCAGGTCAAATCAACGTCTTTCTTCTTTCAATTTTTTAAAAGAATTCATCTTTGAAACATTGCATTCACTAAATGAAAACATGTCAAAGTCAACAACGGGTACTTCTGGTACAAATCCCTCCACTCCGTCGAATAACGTAGATCAAACTGATACAGAAATCAAATCAAAACCTCAATCATCAGCCGTTAAGGCACTTGATGCGTCAATGAATAGTGGGGTCGTTGCAAAAAAAATTGAAAAGGTTACAAAATCTTCAGATAAACCTGCAGATCAGGTGGCCGCGGTTGCAGGCAACGCCGCAAGAAGCGTAGTTAATAGTTATTATCAGAATAAAAAATTAGATAAACTAACCCCAGCTGATCTTTTACGAAAGTTAAAACAAGGCGCAGATTCAGTAAAAGATGAACTAGCAACATTACAGGATTCAATGAAAAATGCAGAGGCTGCGAAAGATGGAGATTTAACAAAAATTTCCAAAACGTCAGATAAACAGAATAAAAGCGATTCAAAAAATCCTCTTTTATCCCCGACGAAATAAACTTTTGTCCATTTCACACCCTTGTGGTATGTTTGCTTTGCGGTGATGATAACAAGACCGCGGAGATAAAATGTCGCGTAAGAACATGATTGAGATGAACATCGTTAGCAACAAGACCCGTAATCGTAATTCGTTCCTCAAGTTTTCCGAGGACAACAATGGTGAGCTCAGGACTGAGACTTACAACAGGGATGAGGGAACTGCATCGTTTGCAATCACTACTAATCCTGCTTCCAAGGCAAGCTCTCTGTACATTGAGCTTCCTGACACCTCGATTCGACTGAGCGGTTCTGAGGCTAGAACTCTTTATAGACTTCTTAACAAGCACTACACTGTCACCGGTAAGTCTGTTTAAAAATTGGAGGTGTTATGCGCCTGAATAAGTCTGATGCACTTTTGCTGTCTAAAGTGCTTTTTCATTATGAAAAAATGATAGCTTACGACAAGGATGATTTACTCCTTGAGGAAGTTTGTGATTTGTCTGACAGATTGTCAGAGTTCCTCACTGATGTCCCTCATCGAGGGGAAGATGACGATCTAGGTGATGAGTCTTGTTCAGACTGTGGTGGTGATCATGATTCTGGTCACCATGATGATGACGAGGAAGACGATGAGGAAGATGACGATAGCGATGAAGACAAGTTACACCCTCATCCTAAGCATTCTAAGGTCATAGCTTCTGATAAGCTTCATGAACTTCCTGAGGCAAATGTGTTTGAAGGAGGAAATCCCGTAAGCGACTCGGAGAAGGTTTGTTCTCTTGAATTTGAAACTTTTGAAGATGGCGATTCATACCTTCTGTTGAATGGTGGAATTTATCATGATGACAACGTTGCCTTCCTTCGCAGGGAAGGAAAGCTGATTGAGTTCTGGTGTTCTTCCGGAGCAAAGTTTATGTTTACCTTTAAGAAGCTTCACAAGGAATGGAAGACATTACTTGAAGATAACGTAGTTTACATGGTGGACTGATGTTGAGTATTGAGCTTCAACCAAGCGAGTTTTTGTGTCTATACGATCTTCTATCATTACAACAACTCCAGTCTGGCGATCAAATCTTGATTGGCCTTCGAGGTAGGATGAGAGAAATGCTTTTTTCCTTACTGAAACAGAAGTCTAACCTTCAGTTTGAAAAATGGGAAAAGCAGCAGATGGAAAAAATGTTGAATCAAGACAATCAAGATTAAAGTAGGACCCGGGTTAATCCCGGGTTTCTTTGTTTTTGTTAATTTTACTGTCAATAACTTTGAGCCTTAAATTACTTAATGTCGTACTGGCGAATTGAACGACTTGAGGAAACACCATGGTTCATCCTACAACACACGTTGTAAAAGCAATTTATTTTGACGAGGGTCCAACTCCAATTGAACCGGAGTTGACTAATCCTACCCGCGTGAGTGGAGAAGTGCGTGCCAACATAGACACCCGCATGATAGATGGATATCGTCAAGGTGTGGAACTTACGTTGCAGAAGCATTATGACATGGGAACTGTGAAAATCCATTCAGGAGAACCGAATCACGTTTTGCGACAAAACAGGTTTGGAATGGATGTCAGACACTACGAGGAAAGTCACGCATTCATGGATAACGAAAAGTTTAATCCTTTTCATTTTATCCAAAAGCAGGAAAAGTTCTCATACTTGTACGATGATATTTTTACCTTACCTATTGTCATAGGTGATAATGACGAGATAACGACCAGAAACTTTGACGGAGTCATTGAGCCATTGACGATTCGTGATATCGTTGGATTCCGCTCCATTGAATCACCCTTTGTGGCACATAATGTCAAGGCAAACATTGCAGGATTTGATGATCCTAACCTGGGTGCATATCAGATTGTTCAGGTTGATTATTTTAATCCCATTAGTGACATTGTCTCATACGATGATCGTGGATATTTTAAGTACGAATTTACGTACCTAAAGCCATTCAGCGACTCCCGACAGATAAACGTTGGTTTTGCAGACGATGAGTTGTCATTTGTCTTGAGGCTAATGAGACCCGCAACGGAAAATTTTATCCCTGAAAATAAGAGGTCGTTCTCTGCCGGTTGGGATTATGACGGTAACATAAAAATTGGTACCGATTCAATTGCATTTGGAGGCATGACATACTGATGTCAACACCAAAAGAATTAAGGGCTGCGCCCACACAAGATTTTGATAAGTACGTCTTCACCCGTGTTATTGCACCTGGGATTGGGCTTTTTCCCGTAGCGTCTTCTGCGATGTTCGATTTGCCCGGTGGGGTTAGCACAGGAGGGCAGTACAACTTTGAATCCTCGACAACAAACATAGGATTTGATTTCAAGTTCAACGAAAAAACTTATGATAGGTTTGTGGTTCATACTGGAGGGTTTGTTGTCCTGAGAGAAAGGTCTGATGTTTCCTCATTTAGCATGAGTGATTATGTCACAGACACACAGCTTAACGAAACCATCTTGGACAACTTCACAACAGATGGAGTTCTATTGTGTCCATGGTTTGACAGTTTAAGAAATGCATTTGATGAAATCGGACAGTTACCATCTCCGTATAATACGTTAAGTGCAAGAACGGCGATTCAAAGAGGCGTAATATCTCCCCCGCCGGGACTAAACCCAGTCACCTCTGGTGTCAAGTATGTAAACACAGTAAGTCAGCGTGGTGAAAATTGCCTCGTGATTCGTTGGAGATCATTTGCAGAAAACAATTCATACAATTATGATTCAATCATCACTTTTGAAGTCGTCTTGTATGAATCAGGTAAGATAGAGTTCAGATACGATGCAAAGAAAAACCTGAACAATTATCTTTCTAACGCAGGTTATGAAGGAGCAACGATTGGAATCTTCGTAAATGACAAGGAAAATGAAGATTCTACGTTCTGGAGATTCAGAGATTTTTCTGTAGGATTAGGACATCCTTCTGATAGCTCAAGGGTTGTTTCAAAATACGGAGGATGTGAATACGACCCAGGCTACACAGATGAAAGTGCATACACTCTGTTGTTTAGCAGTCCTAAGCCTTATAACGTCTCAATGTTTGTGTCAAACATGGATGACACAACTGCGACACCTCCCCTTGATTTCTTGAAGGGAAGGTACGCAAATTGGCCAGGACAAGATCTTTTTGGTTGTGTGATGACGTTCATGCCTCCTGTCAACAGGCGTAAGGTGTTACCTCGACGTGATTTAACTTTCATAGACTCAAAACCAAGTTATCCTCAGATTGCCCGAACCGGAGACGTGCACCGTATGGGCACGAGGTTGAGCATGTATGATGACAGGAGATCGTTGGTTTTTGGTAAGACCTGTGTTGTCGATTATCCCACGTTGTTACCTCGCGATTATGCAAATTCAGAGATTGGTGTTGTTGACAGGCAAAACCTGTATGGTGATTTTGAAGTCGCTTCAAGCACACCAAGGGCAATTGCAGATAACTTTATTGGAAATACTCCGGTAGAATATGTGAGTCCTTTCAGCGATCACGACAGGCCTGAACAACACCCGTCTTCGTTTAATTCGTATTACATGACAGGATCATCTGTCGAGTTTTTTGGACTAGACCTCAAGCATCCATTACGGTCAAAGACACAAATTAAGATGGAATTTCCGCTGCAACACAAGTTGCAGATGTTTGAAACGGGTTCTGCAATTTACTATTACAATAAATCAACAAAGGGAATGTTGATTCCTCAGACAAATAACGCTCGTTCAGATTTGATGAACGCGACTGGTTCAACGAGTTACCAGACAATTGGATCATATTGGCCAGAAGATGCACGGTGTTTTGGACCTATTGGAAACGTGGTTGCTTCAGGATCAAGTGAGTTGCCGTTAGGGTTAGATTGGTCATCAGACGCTGAATTTGGAAGACGGTCACAACCATGGTTTCAGAACACTGCTTCAATCAACCTACTGACAAAGTTGTATGAAAAAAACGTTCAGGTGAATGATGATTACTTGGCAGGGAAGGACGAACAAATTTCAATCCCAATAAACCAACCTTTTTTGTTGGAAAAAGCCGTCTTTGAATTACCGATGACTTTTGGGCCGGGTTGGTTTGATGATAAGACTACGTCTAGCACACCAATCGGCGTTTGCGGATCAGACGACGATCCAGGTGTTTCAACAAATGTATTTGATTTTGCAGGTCCCGCAATAACTTTATCTTTGTTCAACCAGATCTCAACTGGACTTGTTACCCACAGAGATCTGATTCTGACAGGTACAATAATCCCAGAGGGCGACAACGTTGGAAACGTTGCCGTGAGGCAATCATGGATCACTGACGAAGCAAGCACTTATCCCATATGGTTGTTTGAACCTGAGGGATTTGTCAAATATGGTGTAACGCCTTCAACAGTTGTTAAGCCCAATGGTGACTATTATTTCACCGGGTCAGTTGTCATAAAAACAGAGGCCGGGGTTTCTAACGGTGTTGTCTTAAGACAGTTGATGGATGCATCGAACTTTGATGGCAATTTTTATGATGAACGCGCTGAGTTCGTTAAATCTTTCATGACAGCGCCGGAAATAGACATCTATCAACCTGCTGTTGGAGGTGGCGGGAAAAGTTTTGTTGGTGTTTCCAATGTGAAAAGTGTAAACCCATTTTCACGTGACTCAAGAGGAAACAACATCAGTGGAAGGTCGTTGTACGGAAAAGAGTACACGACATTTCAGCTTGCAAACAACGGAAAAGTAACAAATCCGTTATTTGTGTCATCTAGCTTTGATGATTTTCCTGCAGCCCTCAAGAGTGTGCTTGATACAAGCATAAACCCAGATTTCCAGGCATGGTTTCAATACGCAATTCCTGTAGAAAAATCAACGCAATCTCCATATCTCCTTCTACCAGGAGATAATCTGGTGTTTGCGCTATCTAAGAATAGACCGACTGTTCATACTAACGGATTTCTTCCTATTGCAGGAACACCTGTTGACTTTTGGAGGAATGGTTTACGGCACGATGTTTGGATCAACACTGGGTCAATCAAGGTAACTCTTTATGGAAGTTTATTGCGTGAAGGGAAGGAGTTTCACGACACGTTAAATCAATCTTTGGACTCCAATTCTGTTCACGGTACAATTGGAATGGATCCTGTTTGCGATCAATTTCAGATTGAATATGATGATAGTTTTTATGGAACCTATACAGATCAAAATGTTGATGGTTCGATGTTTGAATCATCTTGTAAAGTTAACACTTATGTTATTTCTACGCAAGAGACTACATGGGAAGATCATAATCTTCCCAGTAGGGAAAATGTTTTTTCTTCTTTGATGGCAGGAAATCAACTTGATTTAGAGGATTTTCTCTATGTTTATAGAGGTTATAGAGACTTTCATCTAAAAAATAAGTCTCCACTGTCAGTGTTACAGAAGGCATCCCGTTTAGATGAGTTTTCTCACAATCAAAGAAATGTCAGGCTTAATTCTTTAAACGAAAGATTTTATGATTCAATCATGCCAGATTATATTGATTGTGCGAAAATTAATGAAAGCAACATTCATCACTTAGGATATCCTGAAGAGATTCTAGGACAACTTTATGACAGAAGACGTTCTTATGGCGCGATATTCTTTAATTCACACGAACCAACCGAAGATTTCTTTGAAGTAAATGACAAAAAATGGAATTTTTCATATCCCTTTGAGTACAACGTTACTCGTAAATTATCTTTAAGAAGAGACATGTCTACTATTTTTTCTGCATCGTTATTTGCAGCTGATTCATCTATTGAAATGGCTGGTGTTAAAAAAATAGATAATCTTCTTATTTGTCACAGAGAAAGTGATATTGTTTTTAATGTTTTGTGTGATAAAAACTATAGATCACTAGTAAAAGTTACTCCTTTGGGAGATTCATATCCCACGATCACAAGTATGTTAAGCGATGACACTGCAAGGGTGTTATACGGATTTGGTGATAGGAACACGATGAAATATGATGAAGATGGCATAATAATAGGTCACAATCATCAATATCAATTTAGAAGTGAAGAAACATTTACCCGGACTTCTGATACAAAAGGTGGTGAGATCGAGGCTATCATCAAATATCATATAGGACCTATCATTCGTGGATGGAAGTATGGAGTTTACAGTGGTTTACCTGCATATTCTTCAGCAGTATTTAACAGAAATAGATTTGGACATTTTAGGGACATGTTGGAACAACGGCTTGATTCTAAATTCTACAATGAAGAATTGACAGAGGGTGGTAGAAGTGCAGGCAACAATAACACAATTGGAACATCTCCCGTTAGGGTAAGATTCATCAATACATCCACAGGAGATATAACATCTCCTGAAAATACGTGGGGAAGCAACATAAACTTTGAGGCAGCTTCAAGCGTTCCTTATTTTGATGGAATCGCAACAAATAGAACGTACGATCTAAACAATATTAATCAAAATTTAGTAGAGCTCACACTATAACTTACTTATAGAATATGTTGAAAAAGGAAGAGACAACTAAACCGTACATGGTGCTTCTCAGGGACAACAGGGGAAGCATCAACAAGGTGTCTTTCCCTCAACCTGTCCAAGTTGGACTCGACAACATGCCGAGTGAACTTATCGTTAATGGAAGTCTTTCTTTAAGTATAGGAAATTATAAGTGCAGGTTGAATGGAACTGTTACCATAAGTCAAAATCACACTATTGCAGCAATAGAGCCAGCTACGATAGGTTCAGGAACCTTATACGTCAAATTACCTAAAAAACCAAAAGACGGAAACCTTTTGGTGATAAAAGACCTTTCTGGAACTGCTTCCACAAATAACATTGTCATTTCTTCTTGGGATGCTTCCACGAACATAGATGGATTTTTGACTAAGACGATTAATACCAACTATGGTTATGTAAGTCTTTTCTGGAGAACAGATACGTGGTATATTCATGCAAGTAGTCTGGATTCAGGATTAGGAGGGGTTCCCGGTCCTCCAGGTGCTGATGGTAAGACTGTCCTAAATGGAAACTCAAATCCGTCTTCATCGACGGGAGACGAGGGCGATTTTTACATCAACAAAACTACAAAAACGATCTTTGGTCCAAAGACATCTTCTGGATGGGGATCAGGTACTTCATTGATTGGGCCTGAAGGCCCAATCGGAGATACGGGACCAATAGGACCTCCAGGGGCCACTGGTCCCCAAGGTCCCAAGGGTGATACCGGATTGACAGGACCCGTTGGACCCACCGGAAGTGACGGCCTGTCGGCATATGAAATCTGGATAAATGAAGGAAATTCCGGGTCCCAACAGGATTTTCTAGATTCTCTTGTTGGTCCTCAAGGTCCTGAAGGCAGATCGGGCGACGTTCCTGAGTTAATTGCGGGAGAAAATATTGTTATTACCACATCTCCTGAAGGTTCAGTAACAATATCTTCAACCGCCGGAACAAGCGGCGCATTCAATAACATTTTTTACAAAAAGGGATCTTTGAAAGGCAGTGATCAAGATGCAGATGGCGTCATTGATTTTTCATCAATAGGATCTTTGATGTCGGGATTTGACGTAAACACAGACATCGATGTGTACCTGAACGGTCAATTATTATTGCCTGGAACTGATAAGGACTTTGAGGTTCCAAGTATTACTACGATACGTTTACCTTATCAATTAAATCATGATGATGACGTAGTGATCAGGATAGCGACAGCAGAAACTACGTTCGTTGCAGGTACAGGAATTAGTATAAGTTCTTCTCCTTCCGGAGAAATAACGATCAACAATTCATCTCAAGTTCAATCGATCGTGTGGAACGAGAGGCTGTCTGGTGACATTGACGGGGTGAACAATATATTCACCCTTACATTTACGCCAAGCGACACGGACAGCATCATGGTGTTTCTCAACGGTGTTTTATTGGAGGCAGGTGCCGATGCTGATTTCACGATATCAGGATCGACTGTTACGATGTTAATACCTCCCACTCACGGATCAAAAGTCACAGCCACTTATTCAAAGTGAATGATTCATTCTTCGCCCTTTGTGGTTTTTTTTCTCTGTTGTATATCCATTGCGGCCTTTCCAATCTTTGTGTTTGGATTTTGATCAGGTCTTATGTATTCAGGCTTCTGTTCTTCTTTCTTTTCTTCTTTTTCACCCAATTCTATCTTGTTCAATTCATTAACAAATTTACCTTGAAATTCCTTTAATTTTGTGAATTCACTTGCAAGGAAATTGAGTTCTTGTTGCTTTACAAAAAGCAATTTTTCTGCATCTATTTTTGATGATCTTGTCAATGACAATATTGACTCAAAGACCTCAGTCATGTAACGATATGCCTCACCTGAAATCTTATCTTTGGAGATGAGTTCTAGGCTCTCTGTCTTCTTTGGTTTTACTATCTCTTCAATCTTCTTACAAAGTTCTTTCGTTGCCGTGTTGAATGCCTCAATGGGTTTCATCGATTCCTTGAGGGAATTTGCTTGGGATATCTTTTGCTTCAGAAGTTCATCCAACAGAGAAACTTTTTCTTTTAATGATTCTTGTGTCATTTTAAACAGGCTCCTGTCCTATACAAATAAATAAACCTTGATAGAAAAAAAGGGGTCCGAAATCACTTCCGGACCCCTTTTCGGGTTAACTCAGGGAGTTAACAATTACACGATGTTTCTCAGTACCACTGAGATCACGTCTTCACCTGACAAGCTTGCAGCAATTGAAGCATTGAAGTCAAACGAGTCTGCCGAGACGGATGTAATGTCGCGGCCTGCACCGAATGACATGTACACACCGTTCAGGTAAACGTCGATGAACTCATCGCTTGCAACGCTCAGCGTACCAATTGCAGCTCCACCAACACCGAAGGTGAAGGTATTGCCGGAAAGGTTTGAGCTGTTGCCTGCGAAGTAGCCCTTCATCGTGCTGTTCGAGTTGGCACTGATTGTAACTGCTCCGTTAGAAGCCGATACGATCTGGATACCAACACCAGCGATGAGGTATGAAGAACCATCTGCAAGGGTTGTCAATGAACCGCTCAGTCCGTTCTGTGCCTTGAC